CAGGGTGGCGTTGCCAGAGCCGTCAGAGGCCGCTGTCTGGGTCACCTTGTATAGCTGGCTGGATGCCGCAGAACCAATCTGGATGTAGTCCCCAGCGGCCAGATATGAGGACTGTGAGGCCGTGCAGCCGTCGATGATTAGAGTGGACCCGGTTTGGCTCCCGCCATTCACGCGAGGTGTCCCGCCGGCATTGCCAAGCGGTGACGTTGCCAGTGGGTCGCCGAGTAAGAACGTCCCTGATCGACCACGCAAACTTAACAACCAACCAACCCATGCTTCTGCGTTAGCCCGTTGCATCGCAGGCAGCGTAATCTCCGCCTCCCATCGTTGACCTGGGTGGACCACCGTTTGCTGCTTATATGTGAACGGACTCATGGTCATACCGACCGTCTGAACAGCCCGGAGGTTGATCGAGCGGATGCCGGTGTGGGTTGGGAGTGCGAGCGGATATGTAATTGCCATTATGCAAATGCGGCACCAAAGCCGCCTCCCCGTTTCTTAGCGTCAAGGACAGCCGCCTTGGCCTGCGCTGCAATTTGTGGCGCGAGGCTCATCACCTCGGCCCGAACGGTCTGCTGGACGCCAGTGGAAAGGTTGATGGTTTGGTTAATAACCACGCCCCCGCTGTCACCCTGGGCCGTCTGGCCTCGGCTCAAAACCCGCTCTCCGGTTTGGCCAATAATCATCCGCTCGTCAGAGCGCAGGCCCGCCATTCGCCCATTAGGCCCGGCGATCTTCCCGCCGGTGTGCATGATGTTCGGACCACTGACAGGAATTGGCTGACCGCCAATAACCGAGCCGCCTCCAAACAGCGACCCCAGCCCAGAGGCTAGTTTTCCAAAGCTGAACCCGCCCGTTGATGTCTCGCCCATTTTTGCCACAATGTTAATGACAGTCCGCAGCACTCCGCCGAGCGCCTGTTTCCATGTCTGCGTACCATCAATCAGCCCGGTCAACCCATCTTGCATAGATTGTAGCCCGGTCTTGATTAGTTCGTTGGCTTGGCGCTGGGTCTCTTTGAGCTTTTCAGCCGCCTCAATCCTTGCCTGCTCGTCCAACTTTATCAGCGCCAGCGTTTGTTGCCTTTGCTGCGTCAGGTCAAGCGCGGCTTCCAACTGCTCGCGCTGTACATCGCTCAGAGTGATGCCTTCAGCCTTTAACCTGTTTTCAATTTGAGCAACCGCGATCGCCCGGTTTTTGACAGCCTCGGATGCGTTCGCATATTCAAGTTCAAACCCAGCGGCTGCGGCTGTGTCCTGGGCGCTTTTCAAGATTTCATTCTGAATGCCGGATATCCGCTCCAACGCGGCTCGCGTTTCTTCTTCTCTTTTTGCTAAGGCTGCTGCCGCCTCATCTGCTTTTTTTCTATCAGCCGGGCTTAATCCCAATCCGCCGCGCGCCGTCGGTTTGGGTGGCTTAAAAGGCATCGTAGGTTTGCTAGGACCGCCAGATGCACTGGCGTCTAAAATATCTTTGTAGATTTTTAATGCCGCCTCTCTTTCAGCCCTCAATTCTTTTAAAATATTTTCCGCAATTTGTTTTTCCGCTTTGCCTTTTGCGTTGTTCAGACCCTGTAAAGCCGAATCAATCTGGGTCTGCAAATCTTGCAAATTGGCAAAAGCGGTGTCCAAAGTTATGCGCTTTGACACAAGGCCAATAGCCTCGGCAAACCGATACATTCTTTCGATTAAAATTGGCAGATTTTGCAATAACTTGCCACCAAAATCAGCAATCAATTCCGCATTGTCCGCCAGCGCTTTTGTCAATTTACTCTGCATCAACGTCGTCAAGCGGGTGATTGCGTCGATCGCCTTCTCGGAACTGCGAAGCGTTCCTTCTTCTATAACCCCACCAAACCGCTCAAACTCATCGCCAGCCGCTTTAATATCGCCCCTGCCGTTCTTCATCAGGTTAATCAGCTTGGTGCCAGATCGGCCAAATATGTCAGCCGCCAAAGCCGCTCGTTGGCTGTGGTCATCAACCTGAGCCAACGCATCGGAAACCGCCAGAAAGACCGGCTCAGTGCCGCGCAGCCTTCCAGACATTAAATCAGATGAAAGGCCAAGCTGTTCAAACGCATCAAACGCGGCGCCCGTGCCATCGTTGATCGTCTCGCCGATTGACTTGTTGAGCTTGTCGAACGCTTTATCAAGCTCACCATTTGACACGCCAGCGAGATCAGCAGCGTAGCGATATTTCTGAAGTGCGTCCGTGCTAATACCAACCTTGTCAGCCGTCTTGGCTATGCTGTCGGCAAACTCAAGCGCCTTTTTAGTTGCCACAACGAACCCAGCACCAAGCGCAACTGCTGCCGCGCCTACTTTTGCAATAACCCCAACGACAGACTTGGCAACCTTGCGCGTCTTCTCAAGCCGAGCATTGAGCGAGCGGAACGCGTTGCCGGTTTTGTCCTTGGCCGTAAGGTCGATTTTCATCTGCTGGGTGGCCATTACAAACTCCTATGCGTTCCGCTCGTTTTTCAGTTTATACCAGATCGACCACTCGACAAATTCACTAACGGTCATTTCAGTCTCAAGCCTTGAGACCGTCATCCTCAGACGATCAGCCAGTGCGAACTTAAACTGGCGCTGATCGTCTTCCGTCAGTTTTTTTCCAGTTGCTCCGTGGTCGGCCCCATGATTTCAGTGCAGACGCGAGACACAACGTCAACGTCGGCTTTTTCTCTCAGTGCCTTTTTATCCGCAACAGTGAACATCCGCGAGCCATCAGGGTTTTGGCACTTCTGAATAAGCACTTCGACCAGCGCGTCAACATTCGATTCGCTTTTGCGCGTAGCGAAATCAATGCGGCTTTGATCGCGCAGAGTGAATGGCGCGGTATAGATAACAAGCGGGCCATCATTGTCGCCCCACTCTGGAACCTCGATCGTGCGAACGCCCTGAGCCTCATAATGCTGCGTAATCCTGCTGATGACGCTCGGCGCGTCGTCGTCTTTTTTAGTCATAACATTCTCCCGAAGTATCCCCTGCCCAGATTGTCCGGGCAGGGGTTTTGGTTAGACAGTGCCTTCAGTCAAAGCACCGTTGCCTGTGAACGTGATTGACGCTTCAACCATGTTATCAAACGCGGCGCTGATGGACCGAGTGTCAACGGTCGCCGTGCCGGATAGCTTGTGCGCTCCAGCCCCAGCGCCTTCCATTTGAAAAGAGATGATAAGGCTCGCGCCAACGGTCAGCGCCTGCTGGGCCGTGTCGCCGTCATCGAAGTAGACATCAGCAGAGCCAGACCAAGATTTCAGTCCGCCCTTGTGAGTTTGGTAGCTGTCACCAATGACGCTGTCATCAATGGTCTCAACGGTTTCTTCAACCGAGTAGCTGCGCAGCTCCCCGATCGCATCGCTTCCGGCCAGGACAGTCCCGCCGTTGCCAACAAAAGTAGCCATTAGTTTTTGCCTCCTTTGGCAGTTGTACCAGCTTTGGCTGGTTCAGGTTTCGGCGGGGTTTGGGTCCAGCCTCGGCTTTCATAAAGATCAATCTGATCCTCAGAAATTTCTACAGGCAAACCACCCTTGGGCGGATATACCGAAAGTCTTTTTGTCATGTCACCAACCTCATTGTGCGGTTTCCAGATCGTTCTCAAGCGCTGCGTATTCGATAACATATAGCAGGCGCACCATGCCAGCCGGTCGCTCGCCTTCGTCGCTATAATCCGCATCGACCGATTGCAACACAATCGTCTTTGCAAGGCTGTTCAGCGTCACATCGCCAGCCATCGCCTCCTCAACCTCAAGCGCTATTTGGTCAAGCGTATTGTCAAGGTTAGATGTCGCCACCGCATAGCCATCAATGACCAACTGCAACTCCCGCATCTGAAGCCGTGGCGCGGCAATCGTTGCCGGCGTCACAGTTTCCTCGCGCGTGTAAATGCAGAGACCCGGAATGTTTCCAGACGCCATCGGATAGACCCGGCTGGCGAACACGTTTGATCCCGTCGTTGTCAGCCCGGTCAGGTCGGCGATAGCTCTGTTGCGAAGCTGCGTTCTCAGATGTGCCATTAGTCGCGCTCCAGCACTAGGGTCGTAACGCCCGTCCCGTCAGGCTGTATAACCCGAACAGTATAGTTGATAGAACTCACCACCAACGCATCACCCGGCGCAGCAGCTCCAGGGATGTCCGTAGATCGACACACAAAGCGCGGCTCGGCGGATACGATGCCGACGCCGGACTGTGGATCAACCTCCAGAAACTCATTGTCATAGATGCCTTTGATCGTGCTGGCTGCGCCGCCGTTCAGCGTATAGGTGCCGTTCACTCCGAAGTCATCAACGGAGAAAAACACGGCCAGATCGTCGGCGGTTTCAACAGCCATAACTAGCCTTCCGGCGTCTCAAGTTTCTTGGCAGAAAACGCGCGATTTTTGAGCGGTGCTTTTTTGACCTTGATAGCCTCAGCCTCGCCGCGCGCAATCATCTTTTCAGCCATGCGATCGTCAATCTCGACCGTTTCGCCCGGCCAGAAATTGCGGCCCTGGACGCCGACATAGCATTTTTCTTTGATCGTTATTTTCATTCTGAACCCCTTGATGGTTGGGGCGGCAACCGTAGCCGCCGCCCCGCCCAGTCAGATAGATCAAGCCGTTGAGACTTCGTCAGCCTTACAGAAGCTGGCGGTGTTCCGAACGCCGACATCCACTTCCTGCATGATGCTGATAACAACATCACCGGACTTAGAGTTGGTGTACGGGTCAACGATGATGCTCGGAGCGCCGAACAGGCCGACCATCAATTGGCTGAAGTCACCAAAGAAAATGGCCGACGCATCGGAGCCGCCGTCACCTGGGTCAAGATCAGATGGCACGTTCGACGTAAACGCCGCGCGGTGGCCATAGATATTATCCCAGGGATCATTGAGCAGCATGATCGAGTCAGTGGAAGCGACCTTGACCGTGTTGGCCATTTTGGCTTTGACCTTTGGGTTGGTCAGCCAGCCCTGCGCCGCTTGGTTCACGATCCCGTTGGCATCCTCAACCGTCTTCACGATGTCGGTGATGTCAGCCCAGGTTAGAGCCGCGACATCAGTGCCAGCGGAGATGTCAACATTGCCGATGGAGGCATTAAGCAGACCCGTTGGCTGCCCGGACGAGCCGGAACCCTGAATCGCATAATACTCAATCTTGTCAGCAATCGACCGCAGCAGATCGTCTTGAACAACCTGCTCAATGCTTGGGATCGATTCCATGGCAAGCAACCGAGAAATCTGAGCGTAAGCGCCCAAGGTGCGCGGCTGAAGTGTGACAGACCCGTCAACTGGAGACTGATCGGAAACGTCGCCCGCTTCCTCAACAAAGCCAGCAGAAGCACCCGTCGCGATTGATGGGATGCGGATCCGATTGGTCAGGCCGCCAAGGTATGTGACACCCAAGCCAGCCATGACTTGCTTGGCCCGCAGCGCCTCGATGAAAAGATCACCGCGCTGGATCGTCGGAACAAAAGCGTCGGCAACATTCTCGCCAGCGATTGCGCCGGTCGCAGCCGTCGTCATAACGCCAGAGCGTGAACCCCATGCGAAGTCTGGGACATACATTCCCTGGGATGCCTTGCCCGTGCGATGCGCGATTTCTTCACTCATCTCGCGCTCAAATCCGGCCCGGGAGTAGTCGCCCGTGACCTGAGCCTGGATCATACGCCCGAAGGAATAAGACCGCTGCTCGGCTGGCTTAGCGTCAACAGCAGCAGGGTTAGCGTCAAGGGTCGGAACCTCGATCTGCTCAAGCAGTTCAGCGCGGAACTGGTCAAGTGCGATGCCGCGTTCCAGAGCTTTGTCACCGAGGTCAGCTTTGTTGTGTCGCCGCGCGAGAGACATAATCTCGCGAGCGGAGCGATGAGCTTCTTTGTGAGCGTTGGCAGCAGCCTCAGCCCGAACCTCATCAAGGTTAATTTCGTCAGCCATTTTGGCCTCCTTGATTTCGATGTGATGGTTGGTTGGTTGCGGAGCCGAACGCCCAACGCCGACCAAACTTGACTGGTCTGCCGGTATTGAAACGATTGAAATCTCCATGGGCGAAGTCGCAACCCGATAATACTCATCGGGGTCGTCCTCGTCCTCAATTCGTCCGTTGATACGATAACCCACGGACACGTTCTGGCGGATTCCGCCAAGCACGTCTCGGTAAACCTCATCGGCCAGCGCGCCTTCACCAAAGCGCACTGCTGCCCGGAGACGCCGGGTCTGTCCGTCGAGTTCTACAGATTCAACTACGCCGATCTGGCGCGACATATCATGGTCGAGCAGCAATGGCGCCCGTCCCGATGACAGAAATTCTAGGTCCATATTCTCGGCGCGGTGGTCAATGACCTCCATGCCGAATGAGCGCTCTACAGGCTCCTCACTAGACACGCCCAGCCGGACGGTGCGGGTTTCTTCATCAACCACACCCGGCTCAAAATATGCTGCGCGGCGTTCCATTTTAGAA